AGTAGTGTTCTCCCAATAAACTGACTATCTTACCAAAATCATTCCAAATTCCAACATGGTGTAACAAAGAGTATTAAGCGACTGTCCTCTGTCATAATAAAACCATTTTAAACCTGCTTGACATGAAATAGATATTATATCAGCCGAACTTTTTTGACTAGTTTAACTAGCCTTATTTTTTTGATTTTTTAATATTTTTTAATTTTTTTGATTTTTATGATTTTTTAATTTTTTTGATTTTTATGATTTTTTAATTTTTTTGATTTTTTCAATTTTTAATTTTTTATTATTTTTTGATATATAATAAGCATTATCTAATATATTGAAACATTAATAAAAGGTTTAAACTTACAAAACACCACAACACACTAAGCAAAGTAATTATATTATTAAAACATGACATAATATATTGCACTTATTGAACAATATGAACTTATTTCATATTCTTCAAGATATCCTGCAGTGATGATAGGGTATCCTTTATTCTCTTAACACTAACTAGATCAGTTCTAGTTGAGTTGTACTTTGCATAAGCTTCAGATATAGTGTCAATACCTATACTATTTAAAACATCATCTATCTGACCTTTCTTTCCAATTTGTGATGCTAGATTTTTAACTAAATCTAAATCATCAACTTTGTTCAATTTGAATTCTTCTGCATTAGCCAATCTAAGCATGACACAACAGATCACCTCCACAGGATATAGATCAAAAGTGTACTCAAATCCACTTGCATAGAACCAATATAGATCATGACCTTCATCCATACCACATGAAAGTGCTAATTTATTTCCAACACCATCAGGAACTTGTAATGTTTCAGTATTTGCAGCAACATACTCATGCTTGTTCCAATCATAGATCTTCTTGGTAAGATTAACCCTTATTCCAGCAATGCAAATTGCCATGAACCTGTTGTAAGAAATTACATTTTTTATGGCACCAGGTTTGACTTTCGGCACAATGTAATAAGTAACATCACTTAGCTGGACTTTCTGAACTTTATTAGCTTTCTTAGCATTATTCATAGCAAGTGAATTAGTAATACACTTGTAGCATGTCTGGAGTTGAAAGTTGCTTGTAGAAATACATTCTTTTATGTTGAATGCATCAGTTGATGTGGTTAATTGATCAAAATTGACAAGGATTGGTTCAACTGCTTTCAAATTGCCATTATTGTTGAAATCTTTTGTTATACCATCTTTAACATCATTGATGTTATATGTCTTACCATCCACCACTATACTCTTCAAATCAGAGCCACTATTTTCGCTCTTGTTGCTGGATCCTGCTTTGCTCATTGTTGCCATAATTCTGTGTTTGCAAGGTTTGAGGTTGGTAGTTTTATTGGGAGTTCACTACT